GCTCCTAAACTATTAAACAAAGTACTTACAGGTTTACTTAATGTAATTGGACCTTGACCATTAGACAGCGTAGCGGTTGTTCCGTCACCTGACACAGATTCAACTGTCGCCCACAAATAAGTAATACCCCCTGATGGCAAAACTCCCGAAGCAGGTATAGCAGTTAGTATATTTTTTTGCAAGGTATTAAAATAATATCCGGTCGGTGCTGTAAACTTAATCAAAGCCCCTACTCCAAGATACAGTAACGCATTTGATGTATTATTGTATCCAACTGCTAACGGCGTTTGGTCAATTGCACCAACATATCCAGTAGAACTGTTGTTATCAATAGTTTTAGAATACCAATTAGCACTAACACTCTTTGAAATAAAGTTAATAAAATTGCTATAAAAGAAATTTCTAATGTTAGGATCTTCTAATATTGGAAGAATTTTATTATCAATAACTCCTTGAATATCTGTTTGTGTTACATAGGTAAATGTTGTTCCAGTATTGAATAATTGTTGATATAGTATACCATCATCAGCAAATAAATTTGTTGATGAATATTTTCCGGTTGGGTCTGTCAGGTCAAAATATCGACTAATTCCGCTTGATGTTCTATTAATAGCTTTAACTTTTGCCACTTGTAAACTTGCACTCAACGGACTAATATTATAATCTTCTCCTGTGATCATACGATTTTGTGTGTAGTATGTTTGAGGAGCATTTTGTTTTATGCTTGCATTGGATTCAGTTGTGGTTGCATTAATTACTGACGTTTTTAAAGATAATGTCAATGTTATAACTTCTGGTGCATTATTAGCAGAGATATAAGGAACAGAAATTGAAACGTTATTAATATCCGTCGAGTTAATAACGTAAGACAATCCGTTACTAATTCTGTAGTATACTCTAAAAGTACCAAGAGGCATCTGACCAAATATACCGTCTGCAAAATTTAATATAATAGAATCGTTAGTTTGTGTTGTAACACTATAAATTGTTGTCACATTTTGATTCAAACTGTTGTATATAATATTATTACCGGTAAGTGCTGGAATCTTTGTCCACAAAACACTTTCATTTCCGTTAGAATCTAATTGCCATAACCAAACATCTGTATTGTTTATATTAGGTGTGTCAATGTTAATTTGCATGTTAGTACTTGGAGTAGTAACTGTAAATGTTGCATTGTTCAATGTACCTTGCGTGAATCGAAAGAAAAAACCTGTGCCTGGACTACCGGCGCCGTACCCGTCATCAGTGTAAACACATGCTACTTGATTTCCAATTTTTGGAGTTTCTTCGTATATGTACGTCTGTGCATTAAAAGTTGTACTAGTAATATCAAAGTCCATCGATCTGCCAGCTACCGAAGAACTAAAAGAATACACAGGAAGATTTGCGGCTACAGCATTAAATCGATATTGTGCTGTTGGGATATTGTAAATTGTTGCACTATCGGATGGATTTCCAAATTGTTGATTTTGTGGAAGTGCCGCGTTGATAATTCTAATAAATTGATCATACCAATTAGTATTACTAGGATCGTTCCATGCAATAACTTGTCCTGACAAATCTCTTGAATTAGAATCTAAAACATTTTCAGTTGTAGAAACCGTGGCAACTTTTAACAATCCGCTAGCACTAACACATCTACTAGGAACATAACTAACAAGTTGTGCCAGGTTGATAAGACTACTACGACGTTCTGCCGTTTCAATAAAATTTTCACGAGCATTTAGATCTACACGAAATGCAATACTTTGTCCTACAAAAGCAATCAGGTCAATAAGAGCTAGATACTCACTAGATTCAATATAATCATTAAAATCTTCAGGAAAATTTGTACGGATATAATCAATCATTGTACGGCGTAGATTATCAAAATCGTAGCTTTGGAAATTTGCATTGCTAAAAGTTTGATATATCTTTTGCCAATCTTCTGCTAGTAGTAGATTATTTTGTCTAGTAGTTGAACTCATGATTTATCCTAATATTAATATTTATCGAACAAAATTATATGCGTATTTTATTAGATATTTGATACTAGACCGTTGTTTTGATCGAATTTTAATTGCAGATTTTCACTAAGATTGTACGCTGAATATGTCAATCTAAACTCAATTTGTAGTCCTGTATCATACTGAGATATGATTACATTGGTTGCCTGAACCCTAGGATCTGCATTTACGATTGCATTGACATTCTGCAATAATAGTTCCTTTATGTTTTCTGTCAAAGGTTCAAACAACAAGTCCCATATTATACAACCGTAAGCTGGATTCATGAGTCTTTCGCCCTGACGTACATAAAAACTGTTTAGCAAGTCTTGTTTGATTAGTTCAAAATCATACAATGCAAAATTTTTACTATTTGTATTAACTGTGCTGAATCCTCTGTACAAACGAGAAGTTGGCTTGTTATTAATGTTCGATTTTGTTGTAAGATTTGTTTTTGTGTATAAACTGTTTGCCATGTTAGGTCTCCGTTACTTTGCAGATTGGTTTGAACTTGGTGGAATAAAGTTAAACGTGTCTGTTGCTGTAGTATACTTTAAATAAAAATCTGGTGCTGTAGTTTTTCCATTACTAAATGTTATTGGCGAAGTCGATGTTATATCTGTCTGCGAAGCTGCCATCGATTTTGGATCTAAATTTTCGTGCTGAGGCCAAGGTTCATGATTAGGAATACGCTTCATAATACTCACTATTTGACTACCGTTAGTGTCGTAAATATTATTAAATGTTGGCAAAGGTTTAGGAGCAGTTGTTAATGCCTTTGATGCAACTCCTGCACCGTTTATACCAAGGACACTTGATGCAGTTATTATTAAATTGTTACTGCTGTTTAAATTTGTATTAACACTAGTTAAATTTACTGATGTACTTGCACTAACATTAAAATCTTTAACTACATTAATATAATCGCCTGTTACTTTTACTTTATAATTTCCGTTAACAATAAAATTAAAGTCGCCGCCTGATTCTAATTGTGTTTGTGTCGTAGATTTCATATTAATACTACGTCCAGCTTCCATATTAATATCTCGGTCAGCATAAAAATTCATATCTGCTTTTGTATGGATGCTGACACTGTCCGAAGCAAATATATCAATTTTTCCCATGCTAGACATTTCTATCCAACTAGTACCTGAGGCATTTCCAATGTAAATTAAATCTTCACTGTTATGCAATAATATCTGATGTCCGGTACGTGTACGAATTCTAACCATCTCGTTGTGAGGTAGAGTAGGATCTCCAGATTTATCGCCTGCTTGAAAACTTGCATAATCAGGAGGACCTTCGCTAGCATTCTTTTTTCTTCTAAATCCAGAATCGCCATCATCCATTACAAATGTTGTTCCGCCAAGTCTGCTGATTGGCTGGACTATTGGATTATTATTAAGGGAATCCAAGCCAACTTTGCCTGTTGGAGCACCTGGTGTTTTATCTACTGGGCCAGGAGTACTAATTCCAAATACAGTACTAGGTGCTTCTCTCCTTGCACCGCTAGTTGTAATTCCTCTGATATCGTCAAGATTTAATCCTTGATTTGTTAGTATTTGTGAAAAATATTTGTGAGTAGGTTTAGGAATTTGTGTTGCTGGTTTAGATGCATTAGCAGTATCCGTATTTGCAATTACTTTATTATATTCCGATGTAGGAGCCCTTAATGGTTGTCCGCTTGGAGTAGTTCCCTGCTCAACAGTAAATTCTGTTGAAGGCATTCCGGGAACCATAAAGTTACTTTCGGTATCAGGAACACATCCTATCCAAAATCCACGAGATGGATCGCCATTGATAAAAATTACAACTACTTGTGTCCCCACATCCGGTGGTACAAACCACATACCGTAACTTTTTTGTGTTCCGTCATAGTCATTATTATTACCAACAAAGTCAGCATTAGTTTGCCCTGCAAAAGGAAACATAGCTTTTACTTGGAATGATTGATTGTCAAATCTAGAGTCGCCTGCTTCTCTTAAGATTCGTACTTTAAGACCTCCCATGAATTTGCTGTCAAGATGACCTTCTACTATGGCTAGTCTAGGGACTTCGGGTGCTTTTTGTCCGCCTGAACCTTTAGCTGTATCTATTCTGGATATGGTACCTGTCATTATTAAACCTGCGGTATATCGCCACGATTATATGCGGCTGTGTATTCGGGAGTGCCGGGTGCCGGTTGAGCGGCAGCTGGAGATTGTTTGTCTGTACCAATAGCTTGTCCAGGTTTCAAGCCAGAACTTGAAGTTACTGAATTTGGCGGTGGCTGATTTGGTAATCTAATACCGTTGAGTACTTGTGTAAATTTGCCGTCTTTAAATGTACTCTTAACTGTAGTTAATTTATACAGTCCTTGCCATTGATATGCTGTCTTATTTGATGAGAAGTCATACAGTCCAGTTGACTGATTTATATCGTTAGGTGATTTAAAATTAACAATAAAAGAAACTTCTCCTCCTTGATAATTCATATCTCCGTCTGATGTTATATTAACCTGGCTACTGACGTTTGCTGTATAGTTGCCCATTCCAGAATTAGAAATATAGTAAGGGTCTCCCATAATTGTTATGTTAGCATTAGACATGTCGTAAGGAGTATTAATTACATCATGGTACCAAGCCGCGGCTTGTGCTGTTTGAGCGGCTCCGTATGTACCTCCTATCCTACCTAAAGATGTTTCAGTTCCTGTATAACGCAAAGTCTGAGCGGCATTTACATTGCCCTTGTTAACTTTTGCACCATTGTCGTTGACTTGAACTTCATCTTTTTTAGCATCCTTATTTGCTTCACTAGCAAAATCGTTTCTATTTTGTAAAAGTTCACTTTGTGTATTTTTAAACAAATCAGGAGCCATTCTCATAATGAATGCATTTTTAATTTCAATATTAAAATTTAAAATTTCCGTGTTTAATCCTGTGTAGATATAGTTGTAAACTTTTGCTACTTTTTTTCTAAGACTATCTAGACCAGGAGGAACTACGTTAGTTGCTAGACTCCATGCAACGTGCGATTTGTATTCGCAAACTCTGTATACAACAATCTTAGGTAGTCTTCCTTTTGATTTTATATTGTCATCAGAATTTATATGATAAACTTGTGTATCAACTCGCCACCATGTTCTAAATCCGTCGGCATCAACTGCACTACTTTTAAGATTATCAACCGCATATTTGCTAACAAATAACACTTTATTAATCATATCAATAATGCTAGTGCCTTGTGGAAATTCAAATTCAATCGATTTTGGATCTACAACCTGCGTAGATGCTTTGTTTACTTCTCCGGTATTAGGATCTACTATCGATTTTGCAAAAGGTTTATTGGCTGCTTTTATTGTCTCACCGTCAAACTCTGAAGATCCAATTTTATTTACAGTACTAGTATCTTGTTGTGCAATTGCCTGTTGCTGATCTGCTGTTTTTAATCCTATACTTTTTAAAAAACTTGCATCTGTACCTGATGTAATTTTACTTACTGTGGCAGATGATACATTGTATTTGCTGGAAGCATTTGGAGTTTGTGATCCAGATTTACCTGTTTGCAAAGTGGATGGAAAAACTATATAAATTCTTTCGGGTTGATCTGCACCACCGTCTTTCTTTAAATTATCATAGTACTTGTTCAAGGCAGCTTGCAAACTATGAGCACCGCTTTGCAAGGCTTCTTGTACAGTAAGGCCTGAAAAATTCACGTTTGTTTTAAGAGCAAGATATTCATCTTTTAAAGATTCTCCGTTGGCAACATAGCCTGCACAGTCATACGTTGCGCCAGCGGGAGTCATTTTCATATCAATTTTTGTAAATTTAAACGGAATATATTTTGAAGTAGATGGTATTGATGAAATTGCTCCGCCTTCCGTGTTTCCCCTAAAATCAATAGTAATCAAATAAACAGCATCATTATAATTTTGATACCCAGCTAGCCCTGCCGCACCAGATAATGCTGTAGGAAATCCGCACATGCTGTATGGCTCAACTATTTTAAATTCTAAAGTTAAATTGCTTGTGTTAGTCAATTTAGGTGTGAATGAAACTGTACTATTGACTGTAAGTTCAGTCATATAAAATTCAAATTTAGTGCCGCCGATAATAAATCTGTTGTCAGGATTCGCACCAGCACTTTTTAAAATTGCAGTCGGTAGTTGTCCTGCAAGGTATGATGAATTTGGAAAATTATAACTTGCAGGATCTAAACAATAAAGACCAAACACATAATCGTAAGATGCATAACTGCTCAAGACATTTGGTCTAGGCAAAGAAAATTTTGTAAAGGCATCCGATATTGCAGATCCAAGATTAGATAATACAGAAGCCATATTATATTCCCAATGCTTGTGTTAATTCGCTTAATTTACAAATATATATTTGTGTTCCTGGAATAAAATCTAAAATAGGATCTTGTAATACATCTAAATTTCGTTGAATGAAAACCCACCATAAATTAGCATCGCCGTATAAGTCAAATGCCAGTAGGTCTGGTCTATAGGTATATTGCGGTTCAATAGTATATAAAAAATCGTCTGGATTTGCACTGACAGGTCTGATATTTAAAATGTCTAGATAGTTATTTGTAATAGATGTCAAGTACCAAGGACTACTTGTAGAATAATCTGCTTGCATTTTAAATGTATCCCGGAGTTGTGTTTAGATATCCGCCTTCAACAAATCTGTCAAGGCTAAATCTTTGACTTGTATTTCTTGCATACATTGGCTGTAGTGTAACTGTAAATGTACTTTTTACAGGAACATGAGTATATCCTCCTGGGATAGACCCGCCAGTTCCAAATAATCCTGCAAGGGCGGCTACTTGTCCAACACCGCCTGCAATACTTCCTATTCCGGCAGTAACATCTCCCGCTCCTGGAAAGATTGAACCAAGTGCATCTGTTATTCCACCGACTGCATCTGCGGCACCTTGTGCTATACTAGCGGCACTGTTGACTACTGGTACACTGATATAATCACAATCTTTTGCCAACTGAGTTTGAAATGATGTAACTGCAACTGGCACATTGTTAAACACATACTGACCATACGCATTAAAATTTACAATCGGTGGAGGATTGCCAGCCTTTGGATCATTTCCGTTAAACATTTTGGTAAGACTTCTTAAATAATGCATGGCTGCAATCCAGTACAAGCCTTGTGTTTGATCCTCAACATACATTGGAGCAGTAATCTGAATTGTACCAGGATCACTATTTTGATATGCATGGAAATTGTAATTTGTATGCGGAATATTCAAAGGTGTGTACTTTGCCTGTGCAGTTATATTAATGTCTGGAGTGTAAGGAAAAATCATGCCGCCTGCATCGATTAATGGTTTCATTACTACACTGGTTCTAAAACTAGGCCAGGTAGGTATGCTTAAACGAACACGCCATTCATTGGCGCCTTCCAAATCAGTAAAAGCAGCCGAAGCGGCGTATATATCGCCTACTGATTCACCAGCAGTTGGTAAACTTATCGAACGTACAGAACTTAATAAATTGGCGGCATTACCCACCGCTCCTGCCAATGCAGTGATTTTACCTGCTTTATTGATAGCAGATCCAATCGAATTAGCACTTGCGCCTTGTTGTACCTGTGCTGTTGCTCCTGTTACGGCCATAATATTATTCCTTTTTGGTATAATATTTAGTTGACTTTATAAAGTGCGTAGTTTATAATTAACCATTAGAGGACTCTTAAGGATGACAATACCAGCAAACCCGCCCAAAGTAAATTACTTAAACAACAAAGACATGTTGGCCGAAATACACAAATCAAAAAGTAGTTATTGTGTATTTTCCAAACCAGAATATCATCAATACGATATAATCCTGCCCAGCGTAGATAAAATTAATATTAGAACTATTGCAGAAGCCAAACGTAATCGTGCCAAACGTATTGGAGACACCGATTATGCCGCTCGTAAAAAGGGCGGAGAAAAAATTAAACAAGCCGACTGCGAAATTGATTATAAAAAAATTCCAAAGACAGATGTAGTCTTCAGGATCATGACATTTGATCATATTCCACTTAACAATACACGTAAGAAAAATCCAAAGAGTCTTGCAGATCACCGTGATAAGGTTAATTTTCCTCCTTTCCAACATTGGAAATTTAATGACGAAGATGAACTCATATGTGTTGGTAAAAGTCATTGGAAAGGTGGATTGAAGACTGGTCATTTTGACAAAAATGCGGGCCAAATAACTAACACCTTAGCTCGTATGATGTTAAAATTATGTGAGCGTTATGCTACTCGGGGTAACGTTCGTGGGTACACATATAATGACGAAATGAAAGGTCAGGCTATTTTGCAACTTACACAGATAGGACTACAATTTGATGAATCGAAATCAGACAATCCTTTTGCGTATTTTACTGCGGCTGTTACTAATAGCTTTGTTCGTGTTATTAATATAGAAAAACGCAATCAAAATATCCGTGACGACATACTGGAAATCAACGGAATGAATCCTAGTTATAGCCGTACTGGCGCAGGTGAACATGCAAACGCATTAAAACGACACAACGAGGATACTGCTAGTGAGTAATATGTTTAAAAAGATTGCCGCTTTTACTGACATACATTTTGGTCTTAAAAGTAATTCATCAATTCACAATCAAGATTGTGAGGAATTTGTGGATTGGTATATCGCTAAAGCAAAGGAGGAAGGTTGTGATACAGGTATCTTTATGGGTGATTGGCACCATAACCGTAATAGCCTTAACATTACTACAATGGATTATAGCCTTAGGGCCTTGGAAAAGTTGGGTCAGGCGTTTAACAACTTCTATTTCTTTCCTGGTAATCATGATTTGTATTACAAAGACAAACGAGACATACACTCTGTGGAATTTGGAAAATACATTCCTGGTGTTACTGTCATACACGAGCCTACTACTATTGGAGATGTCACCCTTTATCCGTGGTTGGTGGGAGAAGAATGGAAAAACATAAACAAACGTACAGGCAAATATTGCTTTGGACATTTTGAACTTCCTAAATTTTTTATGAATGCCATGGTGCAAATGCCGGATCACGGAGAACTACAAGTTGACGCATTTAAAGGTTTTGAATTAGGGTTTAGTGGACATTTCCACAAACGTCAACAAAATGAAAACATGGTTTATATTGGCAATGCGTTCCCGCACAACTATTCGGATGCATGGGATGATGAACGTGGTATGATGATATTGGAGTGGGGTGGACAACCTGTATATCATAGCTGGCCTGGACAACCTACATATCGAACTCTTAAATTAAGTGAACTGATTGATCGTGCCGATGAAATTATTCTGCCTAGACAACATCTTCGTGTTGCATTAGACATTGATATTAGTTTTGAAGAAGCAAGTTTTATCAAAGAAAAATTCATTGCAGACTACAATATCAGAGAACTTACATTGATAGCTGAAAAGAAAGAAATCGAAATTAACACTAATATAGATATTCAAAGTTTTGAAAGTGTTGATCAAATTGTCAGTAATCAAATTGTCAGCATTGATTCAGACACCTACGACAAAAATACACTACTATCGATTTACAGTAACCTATGATTATAATAAAAGAACTAACAGTACGTAACTTCATGAGTGTGGGCAACCAGACTCAAGCTGTAGACTTTGGTAAAGAAAATTTAACACTCGTATTAGGTGAGAATTTAGATCAAGGCGGTGATGATAGCGGAAGTCGTAACGGTACAGGTAAGACAACCATTGTAAATGCTTTAAGTTATGCACTTTACGGTATTGCACTCACTAACATTAAAAAAGATAATCTTATCAATAAGATTAACGCCAAAGGTATGTTGGTTACACTTACATTTGAAAAAAATGGTGTTCTCTATCGTATAGAACGTGGGCGTAAACCTAACATATTAAAGTTTTTTATTGATGACCAAGAGCAAGAAACAGACGAAACAGACGATGCTCAAGGAGATATGCGTGAAACCCAGAAGGACTTAGATGACTTGCTGGGCATGAGCCACGATATGTTCAAACATATTGTTGCTCTTAACACTTATACAGAACCTTTCTTAAGTATGCGGGCTAACGACCAACGTGCTATCATTGAACAGTTGTTGGGTATTACATTACTAAGTGAAAAAGCAGAAACTCTTAAAGAACAAGTTAAAGAAACTAAAGATGCTATTACACAAGAGACTGCCAATCTCGAAGCTACAAAGAAAAGCAACGAAAAAATACAATTAAGTATTGATAGTTTGCTAACCAAACAAATGGCTTGGGGTAATCAACATACTCAAGAGCTAGAAAAGATGGGCAGAGCCATTGTCGAATTAGAGGACGTAGATATTGACGCTGAGCTTGCGAAGCATGCGGAGCTCAAAGTGTATGACGAGAAGTCAGCGAAGCTGAAAAGCCTAAATAAAGAGCGTGCAACGCTCGAAAGTGCGATAGCACAAGCGGAGCGAAGCGTCACGAAGTACGACGGCGAGCTCGTCAAGTTGGCTAACAAGACCTGTCACGCATGTGAACAAGAGCTACATGATCACAAGCATGAAGAAATGACATCAACAGCACAAGGGCACCTTGACGAGGCCCGAAAGTATTTCGACAAGGTCACTAAGGATTTGTCAAAAATACAAGCCGAAATTGCTACCCTGGGTGAGCTGACTCAACGTCCTTCAACGTACTATGACAGCGTGGAGCAGGCTCTTAAACATCAAAACAACTTAAAAACTCTTGAAACACAGTTGACTATCAAAGCGGGTGAAACTGATCCGTATCAAGAGCAAATTGAAGAACTGCGTATGACTGCCATGCAGGAAATTTCTTGGGACTTGGTCAATGAGCTGACTCGCTTGAAGGATCATCAAGAGTTCTTGTTGAAATTGCTGACATCAAAAGATTCATTTATTCGCAAAAAGATTATAGATCAAAACCTAGCATACTTAAACAATCGCTTGACCTATTACTTGGACAAGCTGGGGTTACCACACACAGTTACATTCCAAAACGACTTGACGGTCTTAATCACACAGCTGGGGCAAGATTTAGATTTTGATAATCTAAGTCGAGGCGAACGCAATAGACTCATACTGGGCTTGTCGTGGGCTTTCCGTGATGTATGGGAAAGTCTATATCAAAGTATTAATTTGCTGTTTGTTGACGAGCTCATAGACAACGGACTAGATCCTTCAGGAGTAGAAGGTGCCCTGGGCATACTGAAAAAGATGGGTCGTGAACGCAAGAAAAACATATTCTTGATCAGTCACAAGGAAGAGCTGATAGGCCGTGTAAACAATGTACTGAGAGTTATCAAAGAAAACGGTTTTACCAGCTATGCAAACGATTTAGAGATACATGAGTAGACATGTAGAACCCAGTCCCTATCAAAATGAAGAGTCGCATGAGCGTTTGATGCATGCTTTTAAGGAATACTTTAAAGAAAATCAAAAATGGCAAGCTCGTGGGACTCGTCGTGCTGGGGAAAACATGCGATACTGGCTGGCACAAATACGCATTATTGCCCGGGAACGCAGGGAACATGTGCAACAGTATCGCGTATGGTTAGATAAAAACAAGGCAGAACGCAAGGCAAATCAAAAGGCAGGGGAGGGTGAGTCCGAATAAACTACATAGTTAATGTCTTGGACTTATCAATCTCAACCAATAGAAACACTACCAGAAGACTGTATAGGATTTGTTTATATCATAACAAACACTACTAACGGTCGCATGTACATAGGCAAAAAACTAGCTAAATTCTCAAAAACCACATACAAGACAGTAAAATTAAAGAACGGCAACAAGAAAAAAAAGAAAATTCGTAGCAAAATTGACTCAGACTGGCGGGAATATTATGGTTCAAGCCCAGAATTAAGCAAGGATGTTACGGCATTAGGCACAGAAAATTTTACAAGAGAGATACTGTTTCTCTGTCGAAGCAAGGCAGAATGCAGTTATATAGAGGCTAGAGAACAATTTTCACGCAGAGTTTTAGAATCAAATGACTATTATAATGGTCATATTCAAGTGCGTGTACATGGTTCACATATTCGCAAACTTCAAGAAAACCAGGCAAAATAACGCCAAATAAGCCCGCACAGGCGATAGTATTGTGCCCTGAATCCGCTCTGATGTGTGGCGGCAAGGAATCTCTGCTTGGCGCAGAGTAGCTGGATCACTATCCTTTACAGGACGCGGATGGGATATGCCTATGAATAAACCCGTTTGATCAGCAAGAAAATATATTTTACAGGCTAAAAGAGAGGAGAGAAACCTCGGGTTTAATAAACGTTTTACGTTGTTTATTAGACTGCCGTCATATAAAGACTTGGCTCGTGGTACCGGATGACCGCCACTGTAATGCCAAAACGTAAGAGTGAGCATGTTCGACTCGGATAATGTTTGTCATTTTGCCCGCCAGGGCAAAGTGTGACTGAACGATCTGGATAATATCTTAAACGCTTCGCGTTATAAGTGTTGTTAACTAATCCTTAATAGTTCGAGCGAAAGCGAAGAATAGAAGAACGCAAGTTCTTCTTAAATGACTTGATAAATATCTTACAGGAATTGAATAATGAAAGTTTATGAAATAATCTCAGAAGGAACTGGCAGTAGTATATTGGCAGCTATTGATAAATTTGCCAGTACTACACCTATTTCCGGCAAAGCTGTTACACTTAAAACAGAAAAAGTTCTTGGTGGTTATTTAAAAATCATCAAGTATTTGAATCTTGCCACTTTTATCTATCAGTTCATGCAACACAGAATGGTCATTGAAAAGATGATTCAAGCTGGAGAGCTAGAAAAAGAAGACTATCCTGTGGCCATGCGTCTTGAAGCTGAAAAGATGGTGGTGTCTATGATAGCAGGCGGTGCTATACTGCGTGTTATTCAATTTTTCTTTAGAATATTTTTAGTTGGTAGAATTGCAACTGGCGTAGTTGGAACTGCCGCTGGTATTTTTACCGGAGGCATACTTGCTCCAGAAAGTATTGCTTTATTGTTGGCTCAGGAAGCCGCGGCATTGTATTTGCAAAAATGGCTAGCTACCAAAGAAGGTCAACAATGCGTGGCCTATGTTGTACTACACTTGGTCGATCCAGGTGTAAAAGTATTATGGGATTTAGGACCAGGCACATTTGCTGGCAAACTAAAAGACTTGAGTAGCAAAGGCCAAGCTGGATACGATAAGAAATTAGGACCTGGCGATATCGGCGATAAAATTTCAAACAAACTTAACGGTTTGGCAGGCACTGCTGGCACAGCATTGGGTGTAGATGCCACAAGTTCTAACAGTAAAGATACCACAGCTGGCAGTTCAACTCCTAATGCATCAATCAACGCTACTTCAGCTTCGGGCAATGGTCTTGACACGGATAAACTATTACATGATCCTGCCAACTATACATCAGACAATGCGTTTGCTAAAAAATACGGAAATCCTTGGCAAAGGAATTAAATCAGTGGCAGGCCTGAATTCTTAGTAGCTTCTGTATTACCCTTAATTATTTCTGAAATCAACTTGATATCTTCATGACTGTACGTGTGAAATAAATCGTTTATATTCACTCCACCACGCATGAACCAACTTATTCTAAATAATTCTTCTTTAAAATCTAAAACTTCTTTTTCTAGCCTAACAAGATAATCTTTAATATCTTCGTTAGTCATCTTTGTTAGGCGCCAACGAAAAAATTTGTCTGATTTAACTCCAATAAAATTTTGTCAGCTGTATCGCAAGAAGAGCAAACTATATCAATATCTGGATACTTCATATTTTTAATATTATTTTCAAACTGTGTTTTAAGTGATTGAAAAACAGCTCGGTCACATTTCTCTACAAATTCTTTAATGAATTCTCTTTTAACTACCACAGTGTCAGGTAATTCAATGCTTTCAATGCTTTCAAACATCATGTTTGTTTGTATTACTCCAAGTGATTCATATATTTCACGCAAGAATCCTTCTTGATCAGCTTCTGGAACATTGTTTATTTGAAATAATCTTCTTTGAAGGTTAAAAGTTTCTATGTTGAATTTGTTTGATTCTTTGTATGATAAAGGTCTTACATTTATAACAATTTCATCTTCTTTGATTTTGTTAGAGAATGACGCATGTTTATAATGTTCTAAAATAATTCCTAAATCTGCATCATAATCATTTTCTGATTGACATTTTTTACATGTATGGGTCAGTGATATACTATTGCCATAGGTTGCTACTCTAATAGCCACCACTAGCATTTCTATATCCATACTGGGTAATTCATAAGGATCTGTAATATCTGGACAACAACTTTTAACAGTTCGTGTAATTGCTTCGCCTGACAGTAAAGCATCGGGTGTCTTTAAAATGATTTCATCCATGCCGGTTAATCCATATACAGCTAGATTACTGTGCTTGTTTAAAGAACCGGGCTTATTATAGATTCCTTTAGAAGGTAAATCTACAAATATTTTTGGTTGTCTAAAGTATTGCTGTAAAGGGTTGTTTTCTGCCATTTTAGGCTCCTGATAAATATAGTGTACAGTATTTATATACGCATATTTTCAGGATTTTTTTTATGTCAGATAAAGACGAAATCATTGCCGCAATCAAAGACGGATTCAAAAGTGCCGGAAGCTCTTTTGGCTCTGGAAGTGGAAGTGGAAGTGGAAATATTACAAATTTAATTGGTAATATGGGACTACTAAGTGGAACGTTTGGTACTGTAGTAACCTCGGCAAAATTAGTAGCAAGTGCGTTTCAATCTATTGCAAAAGAATCAGAACAGTTAATAACAAATTTTCAACAAGCGTCTGATACCGGCGTAACATTTACAAAAAATCTTGTAGGTTTCAACATTGCAGTTTTGCAAACTATGATGTCTACAGAAGACTTTGTTAAAGTAATCAATAAAAATAAAATTGGTTTTACTGGACTCGGCGGCGGCATGGAGGAAAGTACAAAAGCATTTGCTCAATTGAGTAAAGAGCTTTCTCAGAGAGATTTTGCAACACAGTTGAGAGATCTAGGATATGACACAGAAGGTTATAATGAGTTGCTGGCTATATCAGCTACACAATTTGGAGCATTAAATTCTAAAATGGGTAGACTAGGCCCTGAGGGTATCGATCGGACTCTTCAAGCAACACGTGATTTAGGACAACAATTATCTTTAGTTGCTGAATTGACTGGCGAAAGTAG